CAAGGCTCTCGTGTGGGCCGTCGCCCAGGCCAAGGCCGCCCCCGAGGTCCCGGCGGTGTTCTGACATCCGTAGGTGAGGACCTACTGACGTACTGACGTACTGACGTACGGACCTGCTGGCCTGCTGACCTTGTATTACTAGCTCAGGACACGGTGACGCTGCGCTGCTGTGTCGGTGACTGGCGGTAGCGTGACCGGTGGCCGAGCGTCCGGTCTTCCCTTGCCGTTCCACGGGAGGTCCCCTGATGGCGCGCCGGTCCTGGCTCGAGCGTCTCTTCGTCCGCACCGCACAGCCCGAGCAGCCCGAGCAGCGCGCCGCCTGGGACCGCTTCACCGGGGACATGAGCGTCGCCGGCGCGGAGGGCATCCACTACATCGGCTTCGACACCTGGCCGGGCGTGCTGCACGGGCCCGGGCAGAGCAGCCCCGAGCGGCTGCCGGTGACCACGAGGGCGACGAACCTGATCGTGGGCCCGCTGACCGCGGCCCCGTTCCAGCTGCAGGACGCGCTGAGCGGTGCGCTGCTGCCCACGCCGCGCTGGCTGAGCGACCCGATGCTGCTGCGCCCGGACGCGCGGCTCGTGGACGGCCTGGCCGCGTTCCCGCATGCCCGGCGCCTGACCCGCTCCGGCTTCTTCCGCGAGGTGATCCGCTGCTGCATCTGGTACGGCATGGGCGCGTTCGTCTTCAACCCCTCCAGCACCGGTGAGCCGGTCGCCGGCACGATGCGCCAGGTCCATCCCGGCGCGCTGTCGATCAACACCAAAGGCAACTGGGTGCTGGGCGTCGGCAACGACTCCGTCGAGTTCAACCGCGAAGGCAGCGCCTTCATCGGTGCTGCCGAGACCGAGTACCGCATCTGCGTGATGCGTAACCCGCTGTCCCCGGTCCTGGAGGACGGCACCGTGCTGGGGGTGTTCGGGCTGTCGCCGGCCGCGTTCGAGATGGCGTCCTCGATCGACTCCTACACGGCAGGCACCTTCCGCAGCGGCGTCCCGGCGGGCTATCTCCGAGCCCTCCAGCCGGGTCTTCAGCAGACCCAGGCCGACGAGCTGAAGCGAAAGTGGATGGAGGCGCACGGCGGCGACCGCCGGTCCATCGCCGTTCTGAACTCGACCACCGAGTTCCACCCGATCAGCTTCTCCCCGGTCGACGCCGAAGCGGTCGCGATCAAGCGGATGGGCATCGGGGACGTCGCGATGGCGTTCGGCCTGCCCCCGGAGGTCCTCGGCGTCAGCCTCTCGAACTCCTCCACCTACGTGAACGTGGGCGACACGTGGGACCGGCTGCGCGCGTTCGGCCTGGCCCCGTGGATCAGCGAGCTCGAGGACGCGCTGTCCGCCCTGGCCCCGCTGTCACAGCTCGTCCAGGTCGACGTCTCCGCGTTCCAGAAGGACCCGATCGCCCCCGTCGTCCAGCCCCAACCGCAGCCCAGTCCGCCCCTCCAGGCAGTACCCGACCAGAGCGGAGCAGCGTAATGCCCAAGGTCCGACGTCAGTTCAAGGGCGTGAAACCCCCGTCCGTCTCGAAGAAGAGGTTCGACTACGGCGAGCCCGAGCCCGAGCCCGAGCCCGAGCCGACGGCGGCCGCGGCCGCGACCGCCAAGGACAAGAAGTGACCGCCCAGGCGATCGAGCTGCCGAAGCGGTTCGAGGTCGTGCAGTGGCGCTCGGCGGAGGTCGTCGACGTCGCCGACGACGCCGGGGAGGTCCGGCTACGGCTGGTGCCCTACAACCAGGAGGCCCGGCTCGGCCTGAGCCTGTGGGAGCAGTTCGAGGCCCGCAGCTTCGAGGCCGCGACCAGGGCCCCCGGCCGGTGCAAGCTGTGGAACGAGCACAACGGCCCGGTCGTCGGCTGCGCCACCGTGGTCGAAGACCTCCCGGATGGCGCCTATGCCACGATGCGGTTCTCCAGCTCGCTGAACTCCCAGGAGGCCCGGACGCTGGTCGTGGAGAAGATCGTGACGGAGTGCTCCGTGGAGTTCCGCACGATCCGCGAGGCGATGAAGGTGCGCCGGGCACCGGACGGCCTGCACGTCACGCACTCCCGCGGCCACCTGCTCGGTGCGGCGCTGTGCAGCCACGGCGTCTACGGCGAGGCCGGCTCCGGCTCGCTGGTGGTCTCGGCCCGCGACGAGGGTGCCGACAAGTCCCGTGACGAGCGGCTCGCGCGCCTGCGTGCCCTGGCGCACTGAGCCGACGTACGCTGCACAGGCGGTTAGCGGTCTTGCCCCCCGTCGTGGGAACCCCGGCTATCCCGGTTCGCCCGGTCCCCCGGCACCTCACAAGGACGGCTTGCGGACCTCCCCCGCTCGATGTGTGCAACCCCGACACCGAGCGCCCCAGGAGGACGCCATGAGCAGGCTCAGGAACCCCGTGCTTCAGCAGCTCGACGAGTTGCGTTCCGTGCGTGACACCGCCCGCGACGCCGCGATCGCGATGGCCGCGGCCGAGGGGTTCGACCCCGAGGACGCCAGCTTCAAGGAGCTGGAGACGCGGGCGCAGACCCTTGACACCCAGGTGGCCCGGCTCGCCGGCCTGCTGGAGGCCCAGACCGCAGCGGACGCCCTCGACGGTCGCCTCTCGCGCGCCCCGCAGGTCCCGGAGCAGCGCGGTGAGACCCCGCTGACCTGGGGTGAGCAGTTCGTCGCTTCCGATGCCTTCGCGGAGTACCAGAGCCGCAGCCTGCGCGGCACGTCCAGCAAGTTCGACATCGAGGTCCGTGCCCTGCCGCACAGCCTCGCGTCGATGGACGCGGCCCTTCCGTCGAACCCGATCGTGAACCTGACCCCGACGCCCCTGCCTCCGCTGCTGATCCCGCTCACCTCGGTGATCCCGGTCAGCTCGAACTCCATCGACTACATCACCTGGGCGAAGAAGGCCGGTGGGGCTGCGGTCGTGGGCGAGGGGCTCGGCAAGCCGGAGGTCGAGTGGGAGCCCACCGTGGTTCCCGCATCGCTGGAGAACATCGCCGGTCGCACCAGCTTCACGCGGCAGCTCGCCGAGGACGGCCCCGCGGTCGTGTCGTACATCAACGGCGAACTTCAGCGGGACGTGACGGTCAAGGCCGAGGCCAACGCCAAGGCCGTGCTCGCCGCTGCCACGCTGCCGACGAAGACCGGACCGGCGGGCAAGGGCATCGCCGGTGCGATCCGGGCCGGCAAGGCCGTGGTCGAGGCGGCGGGTTTCGTCCCGAACGCGTTCCTGATCCACTCCGACGACCTGGTCGACCTGGACCTCGCGTCGTTCAACCAGTTCCGGGGCGACCCGTACTTCGGAATGACCCCCGTGGTCGACCCGAGCGCGACCAAGGGCACCGTGATCGTCGGGGACTTCAAGGCAGGCGTGCAGCACTACCGGCGCTCCAACGTGCAGCTGTACATGACCGACAGCCACGACGGGAACTTCGCCCTGAACATCCTCGACGCCCTCGCTGAGCAGCGGTCGAAGACGGTCGTCACCCGTCCTGCCGCCCTCTGCAAGGCCACCGCGGGCGCGTGACATGACCGCCGCTCCCACCCTCGAGGAACTCAAGGCGTGGCTCAAGCTGCCGGCTGCTGATACGGCTGAGGACGTCGTCCTGCAGGAGTCGCTGAGCTCGGCGCTGGCGGCCCAGGCCAAGGTCGTGACGTACCCGGTGGACGGCAGCGGCGAGGCGGACTACGTGCCGGACCTGCGCGAGGCGGTGTTCCTGCGGGCGCAGCGCCTCGCGGCCCGGCCCAACAGCCCCGAAGGGGTCGTCGGTCTGGCCGGGGCCGGCGGGGACTTCGTCTCCGCCCGGCTGCCGTCCTACGACGGCGACGTCGAGCACCTCGAGGGCCCGCACCTGACCCAGGTGGTGGCCTGATGGGCGCCACCGCGGCGCAGACCACGGACGTCGCGGGCGTCCTGCACGGGCTCATCGACTCCGTCGAAGGCCTGAGGGTCTACCCCTACGTGGCGGACGGCGTCCGAGTGCCGGCGGCGGTGATCGGGCAGCCGAGCATCGACTTCGCCGACACGTCCGGCGGCTTCTGCCGGGCCGTCTGGCTGTTCCCGGTGACCCTGATCACGGCGCGCTCGAGCGAGCGCGCCGCCCAAGCCGAGATGTCGAAGCTGCTGCTGGACGTCGTGACCGCTGTGGGGCAGGACGTGCCTGAGAGCACCTGGGTCCTTTCGGTGGAACCTCTGGACGCCCGACCCCTGCCCGGTGTCGCGGTGAATGGGCAGGAGCTGCCCGCGTACCAGCTCAACATCCGCATCAGGGCCTAGAAG